AGCCTGTGCCTGTGTAGAGAACGGTGTTGAAGTAATCATTTGCCTGTGTCGTACTCGTAGCACCTATGGTCGGCGTTGGGAGGTTAGCGGTACACAATGCCTTAAAGCCTGATGGTGCGGTGTAGGCGAATGGGCGTTGCCCGAAATTAACTGTGAATGTGCCGCTAATTGTGTTGTCTGACACGGCCGCACAATAGGCAGTCGAGGTTGAGATACTGCTTGATGATGGGTTGGTTCCAGTTGCAGGTGCGCCACTAGCCAGCCAGGTTCCGCCCACGCCATACCAAAGTTTTCCCGCATCTTGGTCAAAGGCCAGCATATAAACAACGCCGTTTCCTTGCGTATATGACCCATAATTTGTTGCCGTTCCGTTTTCAAATTTACGGTCAGAGAATGACACATCAAGCGCATAGCCTAACTTACCGCTATCACTCATGTTGTTTGTTGGTGGTTGGCTCTGAGGCATGATGCCAATGGCTTGTGTTCCAGAACTACTTACACTATCTGAAGTTACTTCCCAATACCACTTACCACCAGGAAATGCGATAGTTGATTTGATGCTACCGTTAGAGCCATTAGTGACTACATTAAGGTTTCCGTTGGTGACAGAAGTGATTCCATCGTCTTTATCTAACGGATTCCAAGTGGCGTAATTCCCACGCACCTCACCACCGACACCTGTGTCAGAGCCATAGGATGTTGGCGTATCTACAAGGCTGTCATTGCCAACACCAGCGGTTACCGAGAAGTTGTTAGGAGTCCAATTTAGGCCGTTGCCAGAGGAGTCCTTGCCGAGCGTTCCAGCGGTGGTGTTGGAGTTGTCAGCAAATTTCAGGAAGAAGCCGTTAGTGCCGTAGCTACCAGAGTAGGCTTTAGGCTTCCACACGCCTGTCTGTGCGTCTGTTTCACCAAATTCTGAAGGTGCTAACGACTGACCATCCACATGATGCACTTCGGTCATGTAAAGGTCGTTGAAGTAACCAGATTCCCCGCCGAGCGTATGTAATCGGCTTGCTTCGTTTACATGGTAGTCAGCGTTCTGCGTTACATTCAGGTTTGCGCTTAGTGTTTGCTGAACACCGTTGACATACAAGCGAAACCTGTCGGCCTGCGCCGCTTGGGTGGAATCAAATCGCGCAACAATGTGATACCAGGCACTTGGATCTCGAAATACGGCATTGGTGGTTACGGTTCCAACAGCATATAAAGTAATGCCTATTTTTTCAGCAGATACACCTGCTCCACCATAGTTACCAAACGCCATGCCGAAACCACCAGAGGCGAAGTTACTACCCCAAATAGTTCCTGCTTGCGCTGGGTTTGCACGTTTTACCCAGGCGCTCCATGTCCAAGTCCTACGGTTGCCGTTTGTAGAAGGAGTGCGAGTTAGATTTGCACTATCCGCAGAATTAAACCGCAGACTACGGGAGATTTGGTAGCCGCCCGTCGGGGCGACAATTCCTGTGTTAAGGATCGCCATTTATGCCATCGCCCCTGAGTGAGTGACATAGACCTTCGACGATGTTGCGAAGTATGAAAGGATATATGTTCCTGCCGCAGAGATTGTTGAGAGCGCACCAGTCTGCACTAGCGTGTCAGCATGGGCCGATACTGTATGCCCGCCCGTGTTGATAAGCAGGATGAACCCACTCTGCCCGGCAGTGCGATTGGTAAAGGTCAGAGTAAAGCTCCCCGTTGGAGTGCATTGGAAATTATTTGTGGCCGAGAGATCGAACGACCCGTCGTTGTCTGTCGTAACAGTCCCTCGCTGTGAGGCCGTGAATGTCTGTGCGACATCCGTCTTTGCCGTGTCTGCGTCGTATGCCTGGACACTGGTTCCGATATTGGATGCCATCAGGACATTGCTGCCCTCAACCGCAATCACGCCGGCAGAGGCGCGAGTAACCGTTGTGTCGGTTGCGTTGCCGATGTTGACTGCTGTGAATTGCGGGCTGTCGCTAGTACCGAGGCCAAGGTTTGTTCGTGATGTGGCGGTACTCGCTACATCGGATAGGTTGTTTGCGGCAGATAAAAGACCAGTTGCCGACACATAGGCAGCCACCCAGGCCGACCCTGTGTAAACTTTCATGACCCCGTCAACGGAATTGAAATACAGGGCTCCGGCTACTAGCGGGTTGCCGTCATTGTCCAGAGTTGGGTCTGAGGTCTTGGTTCCGAGATAGCGGTCATCAAAAGAATCAAACGCCGCTAGGGTTGAATCTCTTGCAGACTCGGCTGCGGTCTTTGCGGCCTCAGCTGCCGCCTGAGCTGTCTCTGCGTTTGTCTCGGCAATCTCGGCATTTGTCTCGGCGGTTTGGGCGTTAGTTGCACTTGTCTCTGCCGCATTGGCGTAATACTTAGCGGAGTACTCGGTTCCGTCTACCGTGCCGCTTGTCTTTGTCGCCCACTCTTTTGCTGCTCCGCGGGATGCAGTATTTGTTACGCCGGTTCCGCCAATAGACCAAGCCTTGGATGAGTAGTCAGTAGAATCTACAATTCCGTTTGTCTTGCTGGCCCAGTCGGCAGCCAGGTCGGCAGAGGCGTCTGCCGCGGCAGCGTCCACAACCAGCGCCCATTTAGCGCTGTCAGCGTTAGTTGTGATCGGCAACGAACCGGATGAGGTGTGTGCCACCACACAGATATAGACGTTTGAGTTGGTCGTGTCCTTAATCAGATCCCGCTTGGCATAGGACGTCCCAGCCGCCCAGTTGCCACGCCAGTCACCGATCTGCTCACCAGTTGTCGGGTTGCCGTTAGCGTCAAACGCAAGGGTTTTATTGGCCCGGACGGTTGACCGGGGCAGGGTCATATTGACAGTTGTCGGGTCGGTCTGCGGAGCCTTCAGAGCGCGGTCAACGGATTCAGCGTTCTGTTGAGCAAAAATGGTAAGGCTATCGAGTTCGTCGTTAAGACTTGTCGCAAACAAGTCACCGCCAGTAGTGAAGTCAGTCGTGCGCTGGATTGCCCGGTCGCCCACAATGGCAATCTGCGTGGCGCCTGTCGGAGTGGCTGTCAGGGTGACATAGCCGGTTCCATTTGTGTTGATAGTGACCGTGTAGTCGGTAGTCAACACAAGGAGGGTGTCGTCTTTGTAAACCGAAATGTCAGTATTGGCCAGGATCTCAAAGTTAAATGAGTATGGCCCAGTACCAGACGCGGCTAACACCACCCGGCGAGTTACGTTGGAAATAGGTACTGACATGATCTATCCTTTCAATCCGAAATCTAGTGGTTAGCGCTTAAATTTGCCAACATCCTTTTGGTTTTCTTCAATGCCTTTGATGGCTTCTGACAGGTCAAAGTCCTCGGCAATCAACATTTCCCTAGCCATAGAGTAGGCAGACGATATCTCCTGGGCGATGATGGTCTGGGCGGCGGCAAGGTTGTTTGCTGCCAGCCTGACGATCTCTTTGTCCTTGCCAAGAGCGTCGATCCGCTTGGCCAGGCTGCCGTTGTCCGTGGCCAGTTCAATCATCCGTTTGTACTGCTCAGCCGACAGCTCGACACCCTTGATCTTGCGGTCAGGAATATATTGCGGCACACCATATTCAATCAGGGTCGCATAGGCTGGGGCAAAGGTGCCATCACCGCGCTTAAACGGGTTGAATAGTTCGTACAAGTTGCCCTTGCCCTGGGTCTTAACTTCGCCTGTGATCGGGTCAAGCGCCGGCGGCAGCTTGTTGGACAGGCCAGGCGTGCGGCTCTGGACATACCCAACAGCTTCCCAAAATCCCTTGGCTGCCCCAGACGCGGCGCTGACTTCCTCTGGCGAGGTAGCCTCCATGACCTGGCTGCGCTCAGGGTTGACCACACGTTCAACGGCGGCCACCAGCGAGCTGTGTGTTCCCAGAACAGGGACAATTCCAGAGGCAAACTGGGTTGCCTGCTTGGACACGCGGGTCATCACGTTGTACAGGAATGTCGGCGCGTCTTTGGACTGGGCGCTAAAGATCTTTTGAATCTCGCCAAAGCCGGCCAGCATCGGCTGGTCAGCCAGATAGTTATACATCCCAAGTGCGCTACCCATCATGAGCTTTTCCATGTCGGCTTCACCAACCGAACTCATGGAGTATTCGCCAGCGGTCGATCCGACTGACAGAAGGGTCGCTAACGGCTCCAAACCAGCATAGGATATGTAGACCTTATCCGGCCCTACGGAAACCCTTGTAATGCCCTCAAAGCGCTTGATCTCATCATCGCTGATGTCTGACTTATTAAAGACAAAGCTGAACTCTTGCCAGCCGGCACCCTTGAGCGCTTCCTTATCCTCGCGCCGAAACGGGCCATAGCCTGTAATTTTGCCTTCCAGGGCGGTCATGCCTGTCGCCGTAATAATTCCGCCACCTAGGGTTACGCGAGCCATAGCCATGTCACGACGAATTCCGCCTGCGTTGTAGTCAGCCCAGAACCGCGGGCTGGCAAAGTTGACGCCAGGGGTGCGGCTCATGGCTTCTAAGGCAATGTTAGTCGGCGTCCGCACAAACGGCACAAACATCTTCATCAGCGGGTTTTGCAAGGTCTTGGCAATGCCTTGCAGGCTGGGTTCTAGCTCGCGGGTAAAGGTTGTTGTGCGGGCGGCTGCCTTGGCTGCGGAGTCAATGTCATCTGACGGGTTGAGAAGATTACGCTCGACCACAGCTTGCGCTTGACGCGCTGCATCATCTGGGTCAATCCCGGCTTGCAACAGGCGCGAGTACTCGGCATTGCCAGCGCGGGTGGCCAGGGCGTTTAGCTCCATGCGATAAGTCATGGCTTTGAAAAATTCGTCCTCAGCCATAAGCGCACGGCCCGGCAGCTCGACTAGCTTGCCGTAATACTTGATTCCGTTGCTAAAAGCCTTGCCTGTCTCGGAGTCGCCAAAGTCAATGTCAAACGCATCAGGGCGGCCGCGGATGGTTTCGATCTTGGTAAACGGGTCGCTTGCTTCGTTTTTCTTGGCTGCCGTATAGGCAATCTCAGCACCTTCGCGCATACCCTGAATCATGCCAACCGCTTGAGAATAGACCTCATTAAACTGGATGGCATCTTCTCCGCCAAAGATTGAGTTTCGCACCTTGCCAATCACGGCACCGACAGCGCGCTCAGGGATCTGGTACGCACCAAAGAACATATTGCCTGCGATGTTCTTGGCGTGCGAGATCGGCGAGGACAGCAGACCGTTGATCCAACTTGTTGTAGTTATGTCCAGGAACCGGCTACCCCAGCCCTTGATGTCATTAGTGTAGCCAGACTCGGCCATAGCTGCGCGGGCGGAACGGCTGTCCAGGGCTGTGTACCGATTGGCGATGGCAAATGCGTTGTCAATGCCGCCGGCTTCATTCAGGATTGACTCCAGCATGGCGCCGCGCTCTGCGCTTGCCGTGCGAGCCTGCGAGAAAATACCAAGCGTTCTGGCAATGTCAGCCTGACGGCCGCGGGCGGCCTTGAGCAAAGCACCCTCTAGGGCCAATGCTTGCTGGAACTCAACGGCTAACTCTGGCGACAGGTTGCCAGCCAGCTTGGCCTGCTTGACCTGTTCGCCCAGCTGGAAAGCCCGCTTGCCTGCGTCCGTGATGGCCAGCAGCATTTTGTAAGCCTGGCTTGCGTCAGCCTCGGTTGCTATATTCGGGTTGATAATCCGAGCCAGGAACGCTTCGTCATAGCCTTCATCGGAGGCCTTGGCGGCGATCTCTTTGTAAGACACGCGATCCAGCTTGTCAGCGCCATAGGTGCGGGCAGTCACATCAATGAATTGCTTAAGCCCGTTCTCGTCTGCAATCTGGTCTAGGTTAAACGGAATCTCTGGCGGCTTGCCTGTCATTGGCGCTTCTGGCGGCAGACCGGCTAGGTCGCGCTCCACCTTGGCGGCCACTTCTGGCGGGGCATCAGGGATTACCTCATATGGGCCAACCTGACCTTTCTCAACCTTGATTTCTTTTCGCTTTGGCGCACGCTTAATCGCACCAATCAGCGTACCGAGCGGCAGGCCAGCCGTATCCACCGGCTCAAACGCGGGCTCGGTCTGCTCGTACTGAATCGGCTCAGGAAGCGGCTCTGCTGGCTGGGTAAGCTGGATGTCAGCCACATCTTTGGAAACGGCGCTTAGCTCGTCTAAACGCTCCTCAAGCGGTTGCATTGCCATTATTTGGCCCCTGTCATTTTCTTAACGGCTCTTGCAGCCTTTTTAGCGCCAGCCACATACCCACCTGGAGCGGCCACCTCGCCCACCGTTTCGGCAGGGCTCTCGCCAGTTCCCATCTTTAAGCCAGCCTCATCAAGGAATTTTTTAACATCCTCGGTCGTGGGTAAACCAGTCTTTGATTCCAGCCCGGCCACAAAGGCGTCAATGTCGCCACCGGATCTGCCAAGCTCGTACACACCCCTGGCCAGCGCTATGATGTCTCCAGGCAGACCGACAAAGCCTTGGGCGGCTCCCTTGGCCGCAGCGCCAACAGTCTCAGCCACGGCGCCCATAGCCGGCTCTAGGCTGACGCCTGTCGGGAACGGCTTGCCGGTGCGAGGGTTGACCGCGGCTTTAGCCTGGGCCGTATCTTCCACGACTAGGCTGGCAGCAGCCGATTGCAAAAAGGCTTCTTCTAGCGTGTTCATTTGTTGGCGTTAATTGAGTTAATGATTCTAATAATTGTCTGTCGCTGTTGGGCGGAACCCTTGCCGGCGCGGTCTAGGGTTTCCTTGGTATAGCTTTCGTTATATGACAGACCAATTTCTTCTAACTTCTGGCGCAAGCGTTTGCGGGATTCCGCCAGCTCTTTTACATCCTCGGCGTTTTGGCGATCCCTGACCAAAACCTGGGCGCGGGCAAACGCATCAAATGGCTTGCCTTCTGCGCGAGCTTGATTTTCCTCAGTGAAAAGTTGGTTCTCAACCTCGGCTCTGCGAACATTGCCTTGGCGGGTAGACGGATCAAGCGGGTTCGGCACAAAGCTATTGCGAATAAAGTCTCTAGCCCTGGCCATTTCTGGGCGCTCGGTCTTGTCAATCAGGCCGAATAGCGTGTTGCGCTGCTTGAGCGAAATGCGGCGCTCGCGGAATAGTTCGTCAGCCTGCTCAAGATTCATTTGCCCTTGGCGGGCTTTGAACTCTAGCCCACCGAAATACTGGTCTGGTGCGCCAGGGATGTCGCCTTCACGGATCTGCTTGAGCTCCTCCCGTCCTGGGATATACCCGCGGGCAGACATACGCTTGAGCAGCTCATCGCCGCCAATTCTGCCAAGATAGAACTCATTGTAATCAACGTAGTTACTGGCGCGGTTACGCTCTGTTGACAGCTTGTTGTCACGGTCAATGACTTGTAAGTCATCAGCCTGGCGTTTTAACATCCGTTGTACGACAGCATCCCGTTGGCCCTCGTCCATTGTCTGCCACATCGGGCTGAACTTGCCGGCATCCCCGGCGCGCAGCTTGGCAAGCGATTCGGATGGGCGAGTGGAAAACTCGGTTGAAACAAAATAATTCGTCATTGCCGCATCGCGGGCAGCAAGCCGGGCCTTCTCAAAGTCGTCTAGCTTCTTTGGAAGCGTCAGCGGGTTCTGGGCGGCCAGGCTAAATGCGATGTTGCGGGCGCCAGCCTCATACCGAGAGATTGCTTCCTGATCGGTTTCGTATGCGTACAGCGATTGCAGATTGGATTGCAGCGTGCTGATGGTTTGATCTGTACGAACATCTTGCTGTGCACCATAGGCTTTGACCAAAATGTCGCTAGACTTTTTAAGCAGGGCCTTGCCGCCGTTGTTTATTGACAGCATCAGACCATTGGCTTGGTCTGGGTCAACCTGGGCCAGGCCGCGGGCCAATCCCTGAAGCGACTGAACCCTAGACTGAATCTCATTGAAGTTTGAGATCTGGCCGGTCTCAACCTGAATGTCTAGGTTGTTGAGTTCTCTTTGTACTTCGGATTCCAGCTCGGAACGCATCTGGATTCCAATGATGCGGTTCTCTTCTTTTCTTTGTCTCTCCGCCTGGCCAAAGGCAAACTGCGAGATCCGGTCAAGACCTTCTGACATTGAAGCTGAAGCCCTTGCCGACTCTCTGACATTGGCAAAGTCTAGGCGCGGGATATCGGCAGAGACAACCCCTGACGGCTGGAAGCGTGGAAGATCGCGTGCCATTATCTTTGATACCTAGGTAAACCAGCCTCGCGGCTTTCAATCGGAGCTGGTGATTGCTTGCCAGAAGACGAACCGCTAACTTGAGCTGCGGCCATGCCAAGTTTTCCTACGGCGCTAAAGATGCCTTGCTGATAGGCAGTCTGACCGGCTTGCTCATAAAGTTGCGCTTGGAACTGACCGCCTCGCAGCGCAGCATCAGCGTCAGCCAGGAGTCTTCCGTACTCTCGGCCGGCCACGGTTTCATTTGCGGCACGGACGATGTCTGGTGACCCGCTAAACGGGTCAATGCCGCCGGCGTATGCGCGTGCAGCCAATGTTGAGTTGTTAGCCTGAACGCGGCGCAGGATGTCGTTAGAACGCTGTTGATACTGAATCGCTCGACGTTCGCCCTCAAGCGTTGCTTGCTTTGCCTGGAGGTTATATTGCGAGCGTTGCGCAACACCGGATTGGTATGATCCGACTGCGCCTACTACCGCCGCTGCTACTGCTATGACTTCCATATCAAGTCCCCTGGTGAACCGATACTTTGTATTCCATGCCGAGCAAAATGAGCTTTAGGGGCTCGTCTTGCTCGATCGTAATCTTGCCATCCTGGGTATACCCTAAGATGCCATGCAATGTTTTTGTGCCAGTAAACTCTGAAATCGGGTCGTCTAATATGGATGCTCCAAAAGCCCTGAACGGGATATCAATCCCGTTAATCTTCATATACTGACTATCTTTAACTATGGCATTTACTTCCACAATTCGCTTGCGGAATCCAAGCCGTGAGCCGGAAGGCAGCTTTAGCTCAACAGGCATTGTGACCATTTTGACGTTGTAATTCAGGCCAACCTGATATGAGGTTGCTGCCGATCGCGGGAATGTCACAGTCCCGCCACTGGGCACAGTCTGGTTTTCTTGCAACGCACCATCAAGAATCACCTCAACGGACTTGGCGACAAGATGGGACATTGAGACAGACGCCCCAGCCCCGCCAGTCTTACAGCAATCGGTCTGCACCGTGTCGTCAAAGATCTCGACATAGTATTCTGTCGCACTATTCACAGTACGCTTGACCACACTATAAATCGTAGTGATATCAACACCGACGTCTATGAACTGCCCGTCAGTTACAAACTCTGACGGGGCGATTACATTCTGTGCGCGCAGTAGCGAGAAGGCAGCCATAGTGCCGTCTGTGCTATTTGTGATTAGCAACAGGTCATTCTCATCGGTTGCTACTGACCGGCGAAGCGCCATTCGTGTGGGCCCCTTGAGCAAATGGCCGGCCAGTAGCGAAATCTTGGACGACACATAAGTTGCTTGCGTGTCCGTATAGGCAAACTCGTTGAGCGACTTGCCCTGGCGCTGGATGTAAAGCGTGCCAGACTCAAGCTGCTGAACTCGGATTCCCTCTTGCGAGCCATTGCGCGTTACCGCCTTCATAAAGAAGTTGGTAGGCGTGATTGGCTCTAGCCCTTCTTGCGGGCAATAAAACTCACCACCCGTTGTAAAAATCTGGAGATCGCGGCCAGAGGTAAGATCCGTGATGGCGTTAAATGTGTTCGTGTCCAGTGTGGCTTCCACTGCGTCATCGTCTAGGCCCTCCGTCGCTTCAAAGTCAAAGAACAGCCCAACCTTTGAACCCCATACGGTCGAAGGTCTGGACTTGCTGCCGCCAAAGTACAGACGGCCCTCATGGAATGTAACCGACCGCGGCCAGCCTTTAGTTGACGACCATACTGCCTCATACCCGGTCTCAAGCTCCCAGCTGCCAGTTGCAATTGCCGAGGTGTTAAAAAACGGGAACTCTGTAATCGCTTGCACAACAGTCGAGCTGGTGAACTGGACGATTTTAGCCCGGCCTTGCGGGCTGGCGTTGATGTACTGACCAACCGATGAGGCGCTAAACGGAGTTCCGGTTGAGGCTGTCAGCGTAACCTTGCCAGACACGGCAGATGGCGTAAGCGTCCCGGCTGGGTTGCTTGCGCTTATGGTGAACGCATACTTTGGGATGCTGTCAAAAGACAACGCGCTAGCCGTCCAATCGGCGTCAGTTGCGCCACGCACAATCTTGACTGGGTTAATGTCTGGATGACAGACAATCAGTGTGTCAGCCGACTGAGTCCAGGTGATGTTGCCAAGCCGGGCTCCGGTCAAACCGACAGAGCTGGTGCTTAGGTAGTCCAATGTCCCGCCGTTAATATCAAGGACTTGCGCCTTGTTTTTGAAGACGTGCATCCTGTTGTGGGTAAAACACAACATATAGGAATCGGATGTTGAGAACTCAAACGGCACCAAGCGCACGCCATTGGCAGCTGAGTCCGATCCTGCGTTTGGCAGGCTAATCAGGTACTTTGTGCCCGGCCGACGGCGAGCTCCTCCCTGCGGCTGAATGACGACATTTGTCGCCTCTTCCAGCGCATTGTTGTAAGCCTGCAAGTCCACCCGCGCCCGTAATAACGGGTCAAGTTCTCCGCTTGAGAAGTTGGTCTGGACGTTGATAAAACGGGCCATCAGAATCTCACGTCAACCAGCGGAAAGTCTTGGATCACAAAGTTTGGCTGGCCCTGTCCGTCCATGTTCATGGCAATCCGTGTGTACCCACCTCGGCCATTCTGGTCTGCCGACCCGACAGCGACGCTTTGCCAGTACTGAGCTTTTTCGACCTGATCCGTAATTGGGATGGCTAGGTGCCAGGCCATCATGTATTTCATTAGCTGCACAAAATACACTGGCATTTCAAACTCTTGCACATCATACGGGTAGTCAATGTAGATTGACGTTTCGTCAGTTAGGAGTTGGCCGCCAAAAATCCGATAATTACGAATGGTGCCAGCACCGGGGCTGGCGCTTGTGGTCACCGATCTTGGCGGGCCAATCCGGTCGCCAGGCAGTTGGTATGCGTATTTGTACTCAGTGGTCGGGGCGGTCAGCAGTTGAGCAAGCTGGATCTTCTTGTAAATGAAAGACCAAGGGTAAACCAGTAGAGCCTGCTTCTTAACGTCTTGGTACAGGCTATCGGCTACGTTTGCCTCGTCTGTCCCCTCTGTAAAAGATGATATCGGCTTTGCGCCGAGCATTTGCAGGGCGTCGGAACATATTGATAAGGCGGTATCACCGGCGGCCATCTTTTGTCCCCAAGACTGTTATAGACGAGATATCAGTATTTGTAATGGTTAATTGCCAAAAGGTAAAGTTTTGTGTTAATGCCTCAAGCCACCAAGCCCCTGGCTGGACGATTAAATGAGCGTTTCTGCCGTCTGCTAGCGTTTTAGATGCCGGCCGGGTTGAAATGACTAGGTACACCGCCTTGTCGGCAAAATCCCTGATGTCTGCCAAAACGTCATTTAGGTGGTCTGGCTCAATGTGCTCCAAGACGTCGCAACAGGCCACCAAGTCAAACTTGCGGTCTGGGCGCCTAGCAAACTCTGGGACGCACGGATCGTAGCAATGGGCCGGCAGATGCTTGGCCATTTCGCCCTTGCCGCACCCATAGTCCAAAAGGCTACCACACTCCAGCTCGGACATGATCTTCTGGATGTCCTGGTAGATAGCAGTCCTAACCCTAGACCCGTATTTCTGGTTTTTGTGCAGCAGCTCATTGAGCTTGCGGTATTCGTCTGATATCAGCATGGAGCCCCAAGGATCTTTTGCGTTGCACCAGACATTGAGTATATGTTTTCGGTCAGGCCCTCCTCTTGGTGCCTCTGGAGGATTTTTAGCCAATGCTCTACTTGGCTGGTTTTGGCATATCCCTCATGCTGGCTGTATCCGTTTGGATACCCTTGGACATATTTTAGGGAATCACAATCAAGTCCAATGCCGGCCATTATGACTTCCTGAAATCCCATGCCATGCCTGGCCCATAATGCGCCTGCCACGCCGCTGGAGCCAACGGCATAGGGTAGGCCTGGCCAAAGATAATCAATGGCGTCATAGGCTTCTTTCATGCTTGGGATGCCGTTTACGGTTCCGACCTGGAACTTGCGTGGCCTAGCGTGTACCCATATTGGCCTGCCGGCCGCGGCCTTAATTTTAAGAGTCATTTCGCCATGCTGAGTCCAGACGTGCTCTATTTCTGGCACAACAGAGGCGGCATATTTGACGCCCAGGATGGTGGAATCTGGCCGCAGCTTACGGGCTGCGTTTAGGTCTTCAAAAAGAGAAGGGGCCGCGCCACAAATAATGGCACAGCCCCCGTGCTTGATAGGGTAATCCCTAATCAATTAGTCGCTGTCAGTTGCACCGATAGCGGTAACGCTTGACACGTCCACAACGCCGGACGAGTTGCTGTTCACGACCACAAAACCGTAGGCAGCGGAACCGCCAACGCTTGAGTAAACGTAAATCAGATCGCCGACCTTGAGGATCGAGGATGCGTCGTTGAAGTAGCCAGCACCGTCGATGTCGCCGATGGCGTCAGCCGACTGGTATGTCCACATTTGGGGGGCGTTGCCAGCTTTTGAGCCGGCTACGAGCATTAAACCTGTTGCTGAGTATGCCATTTGTCAATCTCCTTAAGCGTCAGAGGTTTGAACTTCGACAATACCCTCAGCGTCGATCGCAATTGCGCCGGCGGAGAACAGAGCATTGACCAGCCAGCTCGTCTTCTCAGGAACGTAATTGATTTCGGTGCGGGGGGCAATGCCCTCTGCGTAGCCGATGGCATCGCGGTGGAAAGCCCACAGCTTACGCTCAGAAGAAGCGATAGCCAGGCCGCCTTCGTCGCGGTCGCCGAGAGTGTGGAAGGTAAAGCCGAGGAACGTATTGAGCTCACCGGACACCAGGGCGCGGACGGTATTGAAGTCAGCGCTGGTAACGGCAGTCTCAGCCAACAGGTTCGACAGGCTGTTTGCGTGGATGATGATGTGGCGGTTGTCCATCGGCACGTTGTTTTTATCCAACAGCTTCTTGGCAGCGCGCAGCTTAGCCACGTTCAGGCCGGTGTCCGTGCCACCCTCGTCTTCAGTCACAATCAGCGAAGTGCTGGAAGCGGCCAGAGCATTGATGATGAGCTGGTCTTGGCGACGGCCAATAGCGTTAGCCACGACCTTAACGAGCTCAGAACGCTCGTCAAAGTTGACTTTTGCCTGCGAGAAAATGTCCGAATACTCAGCAGCGTTCCAGTCCTGGAGCGTGCAAGTAACGGTCGAAAAGCCGACGTTCATGGGGGTAACATCGGACTGGGGAACGCGGGCGGTAGCAACACCCTTGCCCACTTTCGGGAACTTAACGGTTGAGCCTTCAACACCCCGACGCTGACGAACAGCAGGAACCAGTT